TGAGGGGATTTGGCCGAGTCTAAAGATAGTTATGGCTGATAATATAGGTAATGAGGCTTGGTGTGCGGGAATAGCTACCACCGTAGCCTTCTTTGATGTCATCCGTACATTACCCGCCTTGAAGGAGTTGAAAAATGAAAAAAAGTCATAAATGGGATGAGCTTCCAACTATTTCTGTACGTTGCCCGTATTGTGGTATATGGGAAGATTATGTAGGTTATATTGGTATGGTCGGAGATATAATATCCTGTAAATGTTGTCATAAGAGATTTGAATTAGGACGCCAAAAATAATGAGGATTAATAGGCCTTATCCTCTGTGGCCGCTTCCTAAAGATTACGATTCGTTATCGGTCGATGGGCAGAAACAGGCGAGGCTGGCTGTAGTTCATAATCAGGGAACTGCTTTTGATTTAGTAGTGGCTTGGGATTTCTTCCGCAGGTGTTATCTCGGTGGAGCGGGGAAAATCTTCTATAAAAATGGTTTTGAGGAGAGTCCAGGGTTTCATTATGATATGGTTTATGATTTGTGGACTCATGGAAGGAACGCTTGGGCTGCACCAAGGGGGTCGGCAAAGTCAACAGTGATAGGACTTGAAGTTCCTCTGCTTCTTGGTCTTACTCGACCTCATTATGAGATGTCACTTGGGCTGGCTACGGATAGGTTGGTGGAGGAGCGATTCGATAAACTGATACAGCAGTTTACAGAGAATCCATTAATCTTGCAGGATTTTGGGGAGATGAAACCACCTCGGTGGTCGTCCGAGATTGTTTATTTTGGATGATCCTGAAAATGACCCGGATTCGGATTCCCAAGCTGCCGCTCAAGCCGTTATTGAGAAATTTGAGATGATTATGTTCCGACAGATTATACCGATGCTTGAGTCCGGGTCGTCGATTTTTTGGATTGGGACATTAATTAATAGACGGTCATTTCTGTATCATGCTACGACAGGTGATGATCCTCGATTTGATTATTGGAATCGCAAGGTATTGACAGCCATAGCTTATGATAAGGATGATTCTAAAAAAGTGCATGTTCTTTGGCCGGAGAAATGGCCGCAGGAAGTTCTCGATGCTCGTAAAGAGGAAATCGGGGAATCCGCTTTTGCATCGGAATATTGTAATGAGCCTGTGTCGGCTCAAGACCGTATATTTGTAATTGACCCTCGCAAGAACGAGTATAGTGTTGAGGGGGAGTTCGACTGGAAAAATCCACTGGCTCATGTGGGATTGGCGAAGTGGACGGAGCGGATTATGGAGCCGGGGCGAAGGGTATATAAGGAATTCGATAAATCATATAAGGAACTTGTGTCACCTATGTTCCGAATTTTACTGTTTGATTATGGGCAGGGGCTTTCTCAATATAACGATTATTCCTGCATTGCCGTTCTCGGATTCGATACTTTTAATACGTTGTGGATTCTGGATATGTGGCTTGGGCGGGCGAAAGATGCAACTCTTCAACGCCTGATTTATGAGAAGGGGCTGGCTTGGCGACCTCGGATAATTGGAATTGAGGCCATAGGAATTCAGATGAGTTTCATGGAGGCTGTTCAAGATTATATAACTGAAATGGAATCCAAGGTATCTCAGCCTTGGAGAGCCAGAGTATTTCCTGTCACATACCCATCTAAAGTAACTAAGCCACAACGGATAGGGGGGTTAGAGTGGAGATTTGGGCCGGGAAGGATAAAGTATCCGGCACATCTCGCCGGTAAATGGCCGTATGACCAACTCTATCAACAGACTGAGGACTTCACAATGGATTTGGCTCTATTACCTCACGATGATGCTATTGACACTATTTCGATGTCCCAATATGTCGTCAAGAATCGTGGTGGGAAATTTACCAAGGAGAGAGGAACTACAAGCCTTTTAGATCGAATCAAGAGAAATCTTCCTTTAGTCAAAGGAACACCTCTTCTTTCTGGAGTTTCTTCTCAAGAAATTACTAACGAAATGTTAGATGTGCTAAGTATGAATGCTCAGAAATCGGCAATAGACCCAAATGACCGTCGCCTTCAACGCGACCAGAGAATTATAATAGGATGATATTTATTAGATATATTTTAGGTTTCCTGATTACCTGGCTTATTCTGCGGAGGATTGGCCATATTATTGAGAAAAACCACTTTAGAGGGAAGAAATGATGGATGAACAATTATATGTTTTTGTGGACAAAACAGGCCATTGCTTTGAGGATTTTCAGACTATGAAAGTAGCCGATGAGTGTCATGCTCGTTATAATGATCTTTTGGGGGCTTGGTTACGGGGGGGAAAGGAGTTCACGGTGGGAGATATGTTGGCTCTCCGAGATGATTTGACCAATGCTGGTTTTAGGTGGGGAACTGATTTTTTTGTCAAAAAGGTTGACAAGAATTGAGTTTGTGATAGAATAAATAGTATGAAGATGAAAGGAAGGATTCTATGGACATTTTAGCTCTTTGGGCATTATTGTTGACTGGAATGTTTGGGATTTTCTCGTGCATTTTGTTAATGGTGTTACTTCGGGTCACAAATCGACTGGCAGATGTTAATAAACAACTTCTTATTTTTCTGGCAGGGAAAGAACCAAAGCCTGAAGCGTTGAGGGCGTTGATTACATCGGATAAACCTCCGCAGGGAAAACTTAGGGGGGTAGGCGGAGAGAAGAAAAAGGAAGATGAGGGTGGAAATACTAATTATACTATAAAGGCTGGAGTTCACTAATGGGATTCAAATTTGAATTGCCCGAGAATACGAAGGAAAATAAGCAACAAGTTGAGCAGATTTTTCAGTTTTTAGTCTCGACTGGTAAAGGTAAGATGAATCCCCAGTCGATTAACTGGTGGATTAACTATTATTATATGCGAGGACTTCGGAATTTCTCGAATATAAATTATAGTCAGGGTACATTAAATGCCTCCTATCTGGATGCTTCGGGTACATTGAAGTTTAGATATGAGGATATATTAGCTAAATATCAGGCACAGCTTGGTAGGTTGTTAACTATAAATCTGGCTCCGGCTGTATCAAGACGTGGAGTTAGTCTGGATGGCTTGAGGAAAGCAAGTACGGCACAGGTGGTTTTGGATGCGGCTTTCCCGCAAGAGAAGGTATCTAAGTTGGCTTTGAATGCCTTCCCGCCTTTGTTACAGTATGGGACGATTGGTTTTGGACTGTGGGTTGAAGGTGTAGATAGTATTGGGATTGAGGTTATTAATCCTTGGGAGTTGGTTCCAATACCAATAGATGTAGCCTCACCTTCGGATGTAAGGGGACTGATGAGAGTAAGGTGGGTCCCTACTGAATATGTGAAGGGGCTTTCAATAACCCCAAGTAAGAAGTCGAAAGTGTGGAAGGGGATGGAGGAGTTGAAAATTCCGTTTGCTGATTTACCTTCCGAGATTTCTTCAAAATTTCAAGGTGCTGCATCTATTACACATTCGGGGGGCGGATTCTACATTAGAAGTGGGCAGAGTCAGGTTGAGACTCAGTGGAAGGGGAGACAGACTAAAAAAGACAAAACGCAGATGCCAGTGACATTGCTCGTCGAAGTTTGGACTGAGACAACGGATGGTTATTTGGCAGAATATCTTATTTTCGCAGGTGATTTTGAGAAATTGAATCAGTTATATCGGTATGACCACTCTAAAAGTAAATATCACATGCCTGTGAAGATTGCTCGTGATGTTGTTGTAGGGGGTTTTTATGGACGTTCTTTTGTTGATCAGCTAATTCCACTGAACACTGAGGCAGAATACGGGCTTAGTAGTCTTTTTCAGGCTGTTGCTGATTTTGATTTGTATGGGATACAGATGTGGCCTGCTTCTCTTGGCACACCTCCAGATGCTCATAGGGGACGGGACGGGATTAAAAGGGTAACATACGAACCAGATTATACGACTCCAGACCTGAAACCATTTAATATAGAACCTGCGAGATTGACAAAACCTCAGGTAGATGCGGCTATGATTGCAAGTACCTTAATGGATAAAGTGTCGAATCAACCTTCGGAGATGTTGAAGGGGGATGCCCCAGGCCGAGTGGATTCTGCATCTGGTTTGGGGATGTTATATGAGACGAGTGGGATACCTCTCTCCCCTACGGCCAAAAATGTCGCAGAGGCGTTAGCAGGGGTTTATAGGGCTATGCTTGGCATTTGTCGGGATATTTGGCCTGCCGAGAAAGTTGTGAGTATTAGTAATCTTGATGATTCTCTGGCCGGTATAGCTTTTGATATGAAAACAGGTGAAATTAGCCTTGCCCAGAATGCGATTCCATCTCCTGATGAAGTGAATATTAATGTGGCCTCAGAAGTTCCAATATCAAAAGAGCAACAGAAATTGGAGTTGAAAGAGGCTTTGAAAGAAGGAACTTTGAGTCTAAATGAATATAGCTTTAAGGTTCGAGAGATGGGATTAACTTCTCCTGTTGGCAATGAGGTTGCTTGGCAGAACTATCGTCGGGCTAAATTAGAGAACCTTGCTTTATTTGGGGATGGGGAAACTCCTGGTGAGGTTATTGTATCAGAAAGGGATATGCACCTAATACACAAGGATGTGCTGGATGCTTTTATGGCGAGGCCGGAATTTTATGCCGCCTCTCAACCTGTTCGGGATGCTTTCGTAGCACATTATGAGGAACACAATCTTGGATTAGGCGTATTCCCAGATGAGATGCCGACTATGGAAGAAGCGGCAGAACTTGAACTTCAACCTCCGCAGGGAGGAGAAATGCCACAAATATAATTTTTAGAAAGGAAGAAAATAAAAACTAAAATCTGCACAAAATGTCTAAAAGAGAAATCTTTAGAGAATTTTTGTCGGGACAGAAGTTTGAGGAGTGGCCGAAGAAGTCGCTGTAGTACCTGCACCACACAAGCTAAAAAGGATTATTATAAGAAACACCCAGAGAAACGGAAAGAAGAAAGTAAAAATCGTAGAACGAAAAACCCAGAAAAAGAAAGAAAAATGGTAACTAAAAGTCGTTATGGTCTAACTAAAGAAGAAATCCAAATATTTTCTATGGCTCAAAGAGGAGTATGTGATATTTGTGGGAAACCAGAAACTATGAAATATCAAGGAATCGTGAAATTATTGTCTATTGACCATAATCATCTCACTAACAAAGTTAGAGGTGTTCTTTGCCAGTCTTGTAATAGTGTATTAGGATACGCTAAAGCAGATACGAATGGAACCGATATATTATTAAGAGCAATTTCCTATTTAGAAAGGGCAGAAAATGGCCGAATATAATACCGACTCGAAATCTGAAGAGCAGAACCAGGAACAAAACCAACAAGAACAAAAACAAGAGGAGACAAAGAAAGAAGAAACCTATGCCGTCAAAATAGATGGAGAGGAACGAAATCTCACAATAGAGGAAATGAAAACTCTTGCATCTAAATCTGCCGGGGCAGATAAGCGATTCAATGAAGCTGCTGCGGCTACAAAAGCGGCAGAGCGGGGAACAAGGATAGAAACTCTTGTTAAGTCAATATCTACCAACGATAACCCGTCTGAGGCGGATGTGCGGGAATTGGCTGGTTTGCTGGAAATCGACCCCACTGAGTTTATGCAGTATCTCAACGAGGAACCTCCGCAGAAATCAGACAAAAAAGGCTCAAATGATTTTTCAGAGCAGTTTAAGAAGGAATTTGGGGCTTCTCCTGCGGAGGTTAAAGCGATTTTGGAATATTCGCAGCAGCGGCATGTTAATGATGCTCGGAAAGAAATTCGAGAAATATCGGACAAAGCGGTTGACAAGGATGAGATAATTGGTAAAATGATAGTAGGTGAGGACAGCAAAGAAGTGTTGTCCGAAGTTAAAAATATGGTAGCTGAGGATGTTCTACAGAAGATACAGAGTGGGACTCCGTTTGGGGCCGAGATGGTTACTGCGAGTGTACAGAGGGTGCGGTCGTCGTTGATCAAACTTGGTATCCCAAAGAAATCCAACCAGCAACCCATTGTTTTGGGCCTGGGGCCGGGTGCAGGACTTTCATCTGAAATCCAAGCTGATGAACCAATCAAGCGAATTTCTTCGGTTGAAGATGACCAAGAGAAGAATCTTGTTGCAAGGTATCTTCAGAAGGCGGTACATGCTGCCAGAAAAATTAAGTAGAGATTCGCTGATTGATGCCCTCAACTAACTGCATATTAACGTAAATGTATTTAGTTAGGGGATATTACAATGGCACAGGCTATTGATGCGTTAGATAACCTCGTACGCGAGGAGCTTCCGATGATGATTACCGAGGCTGGTCCTGCTATAGCTCCAGTGTTCGATAAAATTAAACGGACAGCGTTGGGAGTAAAAAAGCAGGAAGGTCTTGGTCGTGGGTATAAGGTTATACACCTTTACGAAACTGGTGTAGCTGGTATGATTGAGTCGGCTGATCCGCTCGGTCCGACAATGGAGACCATTACTGGTACGCAGACAAGGATGTTAGATATTACTCCGACAACCTTGACTTCGGGGTTGTCGATTTTCCCGGATGCCACGAAGTCGCCTCACATGGGCGATATTAAGCGGGAACTTACTCTGCATAAAGTTGTGGGTAACTTTAGTATTCCGGCTGCATGGAAACAGGCTGATTT